TAGCGTAACCTTATGAAGGGGGAAGATGGCCCTATTTTGCCTTAAAGTTCCGCTTGTTACGAGCTTATACAGCGATTAATTATTATCTGGTTTTAGTGTGTTCGTGTAGCTCAGCAAGTGCAATGACTCATGGAGTAAATGCTTTGTAGCGGGATTGTAGATGTCAGGTCATTGCCGTCAATGGAGCCAGTGTCATTGGCATAATTGCTGCACAGCCGATGCCACGCGCACATTCGCTAGTTCACTGTGGTTCATCGTGTGTACTACACCAGTACGCAGTCCGGGAAGTAACGGCATGGCAGAATCGTTTGTAAAGACGTTCAAGCGGGATTATGTGTACGTAGATGATCTGCTGGATGCAGTCTAAATGATGGAAACAATGGCAGAATAGATAGAGGATTATAATAATCTGCATCCACACAAGGGGTTGAACATGAAATCGCCACGCGAATATCGTGATGCCATATTAGCAGTTAATTAGCCGTGTCCGTTTTAGCAGGGACAACTCCAGTATTCAAAAAAGCTTTCTTAGTGCATATGCATGAGGTGAATAGATGTACAGGCTATGACAAACCATAGTTGTAATTTTTAATGTTTAAAATTCTCCGTTACAGTAGGACATTCCTTGTACATTAAATTCCATCTAAGGTTGAATTTTTAATTTAATAAGGTCGCAATCTAAAATGATGTGTATGGGGTTATTTGTAAGATGATTTTTTATTTTTGATAGTGGTGATTAAGGGAGCGGGTAATGTTTGTCTATTCAAAAATATAGAGATTCAAGGTTGGTAGCAGTTTGGCTTCTTTTATAACCGAAGGGCAGAAAAGCAAGGGGAACTCGAAGAAGCAAGCGCAGCGGCTTCGCAGAGTTAGCCCTTGCTTCTCTTATAATTGGCATTATTCATTCAAGAACAATAGGATCTTCGCTTGTACAAGCGAAGCTATAATAAAAACAATCAATTAATAATTTTAAAAGTATTAAACAAGAACCTATTGACATTCATAAAATACAAGTTATTTATAATGTATGCCATAAATAAAAAGTTTTATGTCATATGTATCCTGCACTATGTGCAGTTAATGTACCACTTGTCCCATAGATGGGAATATTGGAAAGGTTACTTTGTTTTGAAGTAGCCTTTCGTCCTTCAATATTAACGATTACTTATTGCTATTACCAAGTCCAGTCGAATCGAAGAACATCTTTTATCTGAAACGACTCCTAATACCCGGTTAAAGCCACAATATCTCTCGCATACGTAGACCAAAGAAAAATTATGATATTAACTATGTGATTTTTTTTAGTGTTAAGTTGAATAATTAAATACTGGAGAGTTTTCTGTGCACTACCAATTGCTGGTTCATCTGTTCTGCCGCTGATGTTTCTGACGAATCTCCCGGTGACACAGAACTGTCCCTCTCTACCAGCCTTTATTCGACTCAATGTCCGGCTGCTGATACGCAGTTATCCCTTCGTATCAATGACTGACACTTAAACGTAATGCTTTGGTTGCTGGCGTATCTGACAGCTTCTTCGGCGTGAAGGTCGTTGTGTAAGTATACTTCTTGGTTTATTTAGGCTATATAAAACCATGACTATGACTTGCTGTTTTCAGTAAGAGTCTTATCATCCAAAGAATTTATTCTAGAAATTCTTTTTAACTCATTAAGATAATCAACCTCGTTTTCTAAGAACCAATGAAGAACTTTAGAATTGCCAAGTAATTTATTAATATATGACTGGATTATAACGAATTTCAACATATCTGAACCATACTCGGTTTGAAGCTTTTTCGTTTCTTCCGAAGTTGTTGCCATTTCTTGTTCCAGACGAAGTATGGTTTTTTTTATGTCCTTTTTATAGGGAGTGTTTTTCCCTTTATTTACTATCATCGATGCCGGTGTTGCATCCAAGATGCTCATTGCAAATTTTTTACTATAATTATCAAAATTAATCATTGTACCGACTGCTTCAATTTGGCGAATTGGCTTCATTTTCCTCAAAACGTCAAATGTAGCCTTAGGTATAGGTTTATCAGAAAGTTTCGCAATTACACTTGGATCTATGCCGTTCATCACATTCGCTTTATCTTTTATGGCATCAACAGATATGCCCAAAGCAGCACTAAGTTTTTCAATTGATACTTTTGCCAGAGACTTAATTATCATTCTATGTTCTTCAACTACATTTATATGATTCACTTGTTTGTTAGGAGTGAAAGCATCATCTATGCTCGAAAGTATACATGGAGCTTTTTCTATACCTAAGTCTTTTAAAGCCTCAACCCTTAAATGGCCATCAAGTATCTTAGTGACATCTTTATCTTTGTCATAGAATACTATTATTGGTTCAATAATACCTAAGCTTTCGATAGAGGTAACTATTTGATGATATTTATGGCTTCGCTTTACGTTTTCTAATAATTCCTTAGATGGAATTAACTTATTAGTTTCCAGGTAAATAAAATTATCGCCAAAACGTATCTGAATCATTTTAATACCTCTTTGTTTACTGGGGTTAATATCTGAGATGGTAGTTCTGAAAGATTCTCTTGTTCAAGTATATGTTGAAAGCTTTTATTCATCATTATGATGTTAAAAATCTCATTTACTATTAGTAGGTTGGTTTTTATGAATTTTGAGTTGTTATAAACAGATTTATGTTCAGCGATACTATTTTCATAAAGCTCAATCAACTCCTCTGCAGTCATCCTTTTTGATGGTTTGTGATAATAAAATCCGGCTGCTTTTGCACCTTTATTCCCAACTGTTCTTTGATTTAGAATGTGTTTTATCTTTATAATGTCCCGACTTTTTATTAATTTTTTATCATATGCTTCGGTAAGAATATCTTGTGCTTCCTCAGTTTCACATCTTGCAAATTGCACTGCGAGATACAGAGGCAAATTACCCCGTTCGACTGCTGAGAGAAGTTTATGCTCTCCCTTATCAAGTAGCATATTAATACTGCTCACCCAGTTCGATGAATATCCAGTAATCTCACTTATTTCGGAGTCTGAAAGTCCTCTGATTTTCATGTCTTTAATCACCTGTAATAACTCATTAGAACGTGGTCTTCTCCTTGCAATGTTTTCAACTAAACTCATAACGTAAGCATCTTCTTCTGATACATCTCTTATAATTGCTGGAATAATAGTTTCACCTAATGCAACGAGAGCCTCTATTCTCCCTTGACCACAAATTAAAGCATATTTGAAATCGCCTTCATCAATAGCTCTTACGCTTATTGGCTTGCTTAATCCTCTTTTTTTTATGCTTTCCTTTATTTCTTCATGCACTACCTTATTTCTTGTTCGTGGGTTAAGAAATTTTATTTTTGCAATCTCAATTTGAATTATTGGGAATTCATTTTTTTCAGGCAGCATATAGTTCCCTCACTTTCATGCGAGTAATAATTTGTAGAAGTTTATCAAGATTATCAAATCTATAGAGATCTAATCGAATGTTGTTTGTTTCCGTCATGCACATTTTATTATATTCGTTTTCAATCTTTGGTATGATATAAAAATCAAGAGGTGAAATATTTTGTGAATTCATTCGTATAACAATTGTTATGTCTGCTTTCTGTGAGTTATCAAACCGGACTTTCCATCTAAGTTTACCTGATTTCATATGTATGCATTTAGTAACAAGGACGGAAATTAAAAACTCATCATTGATGTAAAGCATTGGGGCATATTTATACTCGTCTATATGACAGTTACTTTTTAAAATTTCACCCTTAAAATCCTCAATTATCTCTGAGTAAAATGATCTTAGTGCTTCATTTATTTTGAGATAGCTGTAATCATGTTCTGGCTTATAACCAATCAAAGTATATGCTCTTAAAAGACCACCAAATCGGGTTCTATAAACAGAAGATGAAGGGCCTGTATCATCTTCATCAATGATAAAGCCTGATAGTTTTCCATTAGATTCTAATTTTTGTTTTAGTTTTTCTAATAGATCTTCATTAGTCAAATGAATGGATCGGAGCTGAATTATTTCTTGAGCTTTATTGTATTTTTTCTTTGAAATAATAGGTTTATATGCCTTGTCACATCTAACCCATTCATGTTTGGGGTTTTTTACAAGCCTACTTTTTAATTTAGATGAGGTTTTGTTATATATGTTGTTTCCAATATATTTTTCATTTGTCAAAATTTGATGTATTTTTGCACGAGTCCATAATGTTCCATTTTCTGCAGGTATGTTCTGTTCATTTAATCTCTCAGCAATAATGAATTCTGGGACGTTATTATCTATAAAGAGATCATATATTCTATTTACAATTTTTATTTCATTTTTTGGTCCCGGAATTAATATTACCCTATCTGTTTGAATACTCTTTCTTTTGCGGAAACTCAATATTTCTTTAGCTATGCCATTTTCGTCTACTAAAAGACGTCTCAGCCCATAACCAGCCATACCGCCTTGATGATAACCAAGCTTTATTAAATTTACTTGCCCTATAAATACCTTTTCAGATAGATTCCTGCTGTGATATGCAGCACTAGATCTTTTTATATTCAGTATAACAGAGGACTCTAAAGGGAAATCTTTAGTGGGTATAGGTTCGGAACAATATATAAGATCTACACCATTTCTCTCAAATAGAAAGGAATAATATGCCGCTTCATCACTATTTTGAAAACGACCAAAACGGCTCACATCATAAAATAATACAGCCTGTATATCTATTTTCTTTTGTTCTACATCGCTAAGTAACTGCTGCAAAGAATGCCTGCCTACGATACTGACTCCGCTCTTACCTGCATCATCGTAGGTATAAGCGATTTCCATATTGTTCTTTTCAGCATAATCTTTGATATATTCGGACTGATTATGTAAAGAATATTGCTGATGGTCGGTAGACATCCTCAAGTACTGCGCGACCCTAACTCTATGATTTTTGTCATTTTCGCTAGCCATGCACGAAACCTCATGGATGATTCAATACAATGTAGTGGATAAAATTGATCAAATTTCAACCGAATTCAACTGTTTTATCATTGATTAGAGCGAATTTGGTAGATCTTCGAGGTGTATGATAATCGAGAAGAGATGTGAATTATTTAGCTGATATGACCGACAGCTTTCGTTATGTGGACTCAATGTCCCCATTTGTAAATGGCTATGCTTAGTCCACATAGGTTAATGGTGTGATTATTAATTCTTTAACTAAATCAAGATAGTTAATCCATCATGGGAGAGTTATGCGGCAATAACTTTGCATTTTTGAGACGAAACATAGTCACTCCACCATTGCATGAGAACCACCCGTTCAGTGAGATACTCTGCACGATTGTAGGCTGCAATTATTTCATCTTTCTTCGAGTGGGCAAGGGCGGCTTCTAAGACATCAGTCCTAAACTTGCCAGACTCCTCAGCAGCCGTTCTAGCAATGGATCGCATACCGTGAGCTACAAGCTCACCTCCGAAACCCATACGGATTATGGCCGCATTAGCTGTTTGTTCATGCATGTGATTGAGTGGAGCTTTGATACTGGGGAACACCCACTCTCTATGCCCGCTGATGACTTTCATTAAATCCAAAACTCGCAAAGCTTCTTTGCTCAGTGGAACTTTGTGAGGCTTCTTCATTTTCATAAACTCCGCCGGGATGTTCCACATGCCAGTTTCAATATCAATATCTGACCATCTTGTGCGAACAGCTTCACCTGGGCGAACCCATGTGAGAAGTTGCCACTCAATCAGTAGCCTTGTTTCCAAACGGATAGAAGCATTGTTTAGAGCAACCAAGAAGCGAGGGAGTTCGGAAGGGGGTAATGCTGGCATATTCTGTTTTTTTGGCTTGCTGAACCGTTGCCCCAGGTTGTCTGCCGGGTTGAATTCTATGAGTTCTTCTGTTGCTGCATAGCGGAAAATTTCATTCAGGCGGGATATGATGCGGCGAAGTGTTTCAAGGACACCTCGTTTTTCTATGGGTTCTAAATGCTGTTTAAGCATTTTAGGGCGAATCTCCTTAATTGGGGTATCACCCAATGTGGAAAAGATATTTCTCTCTAGGCTTCGCCAGATGTCGTTAGCATGATCTTGGGAGATGCCTGACGTTTTGACTTTCTCATCAAGCCACTTCTTGGCTACTGCTTGAAATGTATGTTCCGTGGCATCTTTCAGTGCATTGGCTTTTTGGTTGTTATGAACTTGGGGGTCTATACCATTTGTAAGCAACGACAAGTATTCATCACGTAAAGCTCGTGCCTTCGCAAGTGTAAGGTGAGGATAGGTTCCTAAGCTCACCTTAGTTCGCTTTTTGGTCACAGGCACTGCATATCTGAAATACCAATTTTTCTTCCCTCCCTTCGCCAGGGGAGCGATTCGCAACAGCAAACCATCGCCGTCAAAAAGGTTAACCTCTTTTTCGGCAGGTTTGGTGCTTTTGATTTCAGTGTCAGTGAGCTTCTTAGCGATTTTGGCCATGTTTGGGACCCTCGATTTTAGGACCCATCTTCGTGGGTCCCATTCAGGGTGCCATAACTCGTAGTTCTCAGCAATTCTCACTAGACTACAATAGACGTAAAAAAGCCCGCAGAGCTTGTGCTGTGCGGGCTTAGTAGACTTTACTGAACTTCAGTACATCAATATTTGGTGGAGCTGGCGGGAGTTGAACCCGCGTCCGAAATTCCTACATACCATTATTATTATGATAAAAACATATATTTATGTTTTAAAACAGCATATTAGTATTATTTGGTGTTTGTTTATTTTACGCATTTTTAATGCTCTGCCGCCAATTTGTCGCCAATTTGCAATTGTGCAATCAAGAGCCAGCTTGCTCTAATCGTTCAACGATATGGTTGATCTCGCTCAAGCCTGCGAGCCTGACGATCTCAGATGAACGTATTTTGGGGAATGAGTCACGGATATGATGTGCAAAAAGGAAAACTGCACTTGATGGTGTTTGGTTTCTAACTACAGCTTCTCGCAGTACCTCATGTACAGGTTTTGAGTATTCCTTGCAAGAAGATAGCAGATACTCGAATTCCTCAAATGATATGCAGAAAATGTTCTCATCAGGTATTTGATATTCTTCTGAATGCCTATCTCGGATTTTTTTCATTTCGATGTTAGCATAGGATTTATTTAGAAATGTACCATTTCCAAGGAATAAATTTTTATAAGTAAGACATAAAATGTAGGACTCTTTTTTAAAAGAAAAATTTTGGTTACCTTTTTTAATTAGCTCTCTATTTACTGAGTGTGCTTGTTCTATAGTTTTTAATACGGAGCTTTTTATATTGGCAGAAATATCCCCTGGTCGTAGTGTAACCATTCCCTTTTGGTTTATCTCAACACCTTTAGCATCGATGAAAATGTTAGCTTCATCATGAGGTAGTAGAAAATCTACAACTTTATTCTCTTGAGGTAGATATTCTTTTAAATTTCCTTCAGCAATATAAGCAATTCCACTTTCATCTAATAGCTGGTTGACTGCATTTTCGAAAACTCGCCCAAATTTGTCCATGAACGATTCTGCATCATCTCTGCGAAGCAAATCATATATAAAGGTTTGTATACTGGTCGAAGTTAGCTGCGTATGTATTTGGTGATAATTTCCTTCGAATTTGATGAAAGGTTTTTCTAAGAAAGGCGATGGAGCATAATATTCTACTAAAGGTGTCTCATTATCTTTTGTACAGCAAAACCGAGCTAGTTCTTCGTAAGGGATAGATATAGTATTCAGAAATTTCTCGATTGTATCTTTAGGTATTACGGAGTAAAGAGCTGCGAAAGAATCTATTGTTATTTTCTTTACTGGTGCTTGTAAGGTAACGAGTGATACTAACACAAATGATAGTTTTAGAAAATCGTTTATATCAACATCAGTAAGTTCTTTGAATCTACGCTTGATTCTATTGTTGTCATCTAAGGAAGAAAACAAGAAAACTTGTCTGCTAATTGTATTTAAAGCATCTAATCTTTGATAAATACCTTGTTGATATAACGTATTTCTAAGGAAAAAGTTAATCCCTTTGTCTATATTTTCCAGACCAGTTGGAATTATACTTAGTTCCTCATATGCTCGTTGTAGCAACCTGACAGCACCAGGTCTGTCAATATGTTTAAATTTCCGTTTTTTACCCAGCGCACTGGCGGACCATTTAATGCATAAATTCACAACCCATGGTAGGTGTTGTAACATTTCAAGCTGATTGTTAAATTTCTGGAGGTTATAATCAAGGCAATGTGTTATAAACTCGTTTGGATTGACGCTTTGAATACTTGCTTTTACCGCATTTAATCTGAGTTGGATAACTGCATCGGAAACTGATTTCAATCTTTTCATCGTTAAATTTACCATTTTAAATTAAACAGTGGGTTTTTTGTTACCGCATCTTCTAGGTGGTCAGGGGAAAAGTGGGCATAAATCATCGTCATTTTTATATCCACATGGCCCAGAATATCGCGTAGTACCAGTATGTTTCCGCCGTTCATCATAAAATGGCTGGCGAATGTATGACGTAATACATGGGTGCATTGCCCCTCCGGAAGTTCAATACCGGCCCGCTTTACTGCACGCTCAAAGGCTTTTCTGCATGGCGTGAATAACTTCCCTCTGTGCTTGGGGAGTTCGTCATATAGTTCCTGTGATATCGGTACTGTTCTGTTTTTCTTACCTTTTGTCTTTATATAAGTAATTCGGTATTTCGATATTTGGTGGCCATGCAGGTTTTCGGCTTCGCTCCAACGTGCGCCGGTAGCCAAACATATTTTGGCAATCATTAATAAGCTGGGGCTTTGAGATTCAGCACATGCAGCCAACAGGCGCTTGATTTCGTCCATGGAAAGAAAAGCCAGCTCACCTTCGGCAATTTTGAAGGTTGGAAGTCCTGCCAGCGGGTTTGGTGCTGACCAGTGTCCTAGTTTTTTTAATGTACCGAACACCGATGATAGATTGCGCTGTTCGAGGTTTACCGTGCGGGGCTTAACGGGCGACATAAGCGTCCCATCTTCATTTCGTACTTCACCTTTTAACCGTGCTTCGCGGTATTTCGTAAAGTCACCGGCTGTCAGTTCTGAGGCGATGGGGTCGCCTAGACCATTACAGATAATTCTAAGTTTCGCCATGAGGCGCTTGGGGTCTGCGAGTGTCTGACCATACAGGGAATACCAAAGCTCAATTAATTCTGATAGGTGTCGCCGATCATCCTTTTCTCCTAACCACGGTTTTTTGTTCACTTCTTCCATTGTGAAGCTTTCAAACGCAATGGCTTCGCCTTTGGTAGCAAATTGCTTACGCACGCGCTTACCATTGCGTCCATTGGGATAGCACTCACACAACCATTTTCCGTTCGGCTGTTTTCTGATGGTCATAAGTTAGAGGTTCTTGATTACTTTGACTGCACGTCCTACGACTTCCACATCATCTACAGAACATTCAAATGAAGTGTCATCTTGGTTAACTACTATTTTGTTTCCGGGTATGCGCGCAATTTTAACGATGCTTTTAACTCCGTCCATATCGACTAACCAGAAGCCATTACTGACTTGTTTAACGGACGTATCCACTACAAAGCTATTATTAGCTGTTTTAACAAATAAAGCGTTGGATGAGTCACCATCGAGCAGGCTGCTATCAAGAAGAATTTCATCACTTGGCTGCAGTTCGCCGTTCTTCAGTTCAACACGTTTGATGCTAGGAGCAACGATCTTAGAAAGTGGTCTTACAGTGACAGGAGGTTCATTTTTGAGATTTGTTTCTTCGTTCTCACACGCATACATATCTCCTTGACCAGTAGCCAGCCATAGAAGGGAAGCTCCTGTTTCAAGGGCACATTGAATTACCCATTCGGCAGGAAAGCTATCCCTTAAGTATCTGTTAGCCATAGTGCTTTTTGATACTTCCAGATGTTCGCAGAGCTGCTGTCGTGAGCTGAAGTTGTAAGCCTTAATAAGCCTGTTAATTGCATCGCGCCCACCACTATCATTTCCCGCCTTTATTAAACTCATAATCAAACCTCTTGACGTATATAAAAAGTGATCCTAATATCCATTTATGGTTTGAAAAGCAAAACCAAACCACATAAAACAAGATAAAACGAAACCAAACTAAGAGATACTGCACTATGAGTACTGATATTTCAATTCGTGTACCAAAAGAGATGGCAACGCCTGCTGAGTTCGCGGAATGGGAAGGTATCTCCCGCGGCTCCGTGTATCAAAAAATTCACCATGGTCAGCTTGCTAAATACATGGTCAAGAAAGAAAAAAACAAAGGCCGCGTAAGCCTGCGTTATTTAATGTACAAAACCGATCAGGTCCGTGAATCCCTCGGTCATTCCAACTTCCGCGTCATTGTTGGTAAGTAAGTTCAATTATGAGAACTTTCTAAGGGGGTAGCATGTTTGATTATAAGATTTCCAAACACCCGCATTTTGATGAAGCCTGTAGAGCTTTTGCACTACATCACAATATGGCGAAGCTGGCAGAACGTGCAGGAATGAATGTTCAGACACTGCGAAACAAACTCAACCCAGATCAACCGCATCAGCTCAATGCGCCAGAAATCTGGCTGCTTACCGATCTGACAGAAGACTCAACGCTGATAGATGGTTTTCTGGCACAGATTCACTGCCTGCCATGTGTACCGATTAATGAGGTAGCAAAAGAGAAACTGCCACATTACGTCATGAGTGCAACCGCAGAGATCGGGCGTGTTGCGGCAGGTGCGGTTTCTGGCGATGTAAAAACCAGTGCAGGCCGTCGTGATGCGATCAGCAGCATTAACTCTGTTACACGACTGATGGCGCTGGCGGCTGTTTCATTGCAGGCCCGTTTACAGGCTAATCCTGCGATGGCGAGTGCAGTTGATACCGTGACTGGCCTCGGTGCTTCATTCGGTTTGCTGTGAGGTGCTTATGCTGACGAAAGAACCATCATTTGCATCGCTGCTGGTAAAACAAAGTCCGGCAATGCACTACGGTCACGGCTGGATCATGGGTGAGGATGGTAAACGCTGGCATCCGTGCCGTTCGCAAGATGAATTGTTGGCAGAACTATCAACGAAAAAACGGGGGAACAAATGGCTATTGAAGGCGCTGCGGCGACTGTTCCATTAAGCCCCGGTGAACGCCTGAATGGACTTAATCACATTGCGGAATTAAGAGCGAAAGTTTTTGGTCTTAATATTGAGTCAGAGCTTGAGCGGTTTATTAAAGATATGCGTGATCCACGGGATATTAATAGCGAACAAAATAAACGGGCACTGGCTGCCATATTCTTTATGGCAAAAATTCCAGCTGAACGTCATAGCATCAGCATTAATGAGCTGACCACTGACGAAAAGCGGGAGTTGATTAAAGCAATGAATCATTTTCGTGCAGTGGTGAGCTTATTTCCCAGACGGCTAACCATGCCGAATTAACCAGCTAATGAAATTAATGGCGTAAACCCGCCGGGCATCCCTTTATCTAAATTCAGGAGAATTGATTATGCGTAATATTGAAACCCTCACGACTAAAATCGGACCGGATGACGCAGGGCTTAATATTTTACTGACAGAGGCTCGTCTGGAAGAACGCCGGGCAAGGGCTGAAGCAATGGCTGCCCGCCTTGATAGTCTTGCGTGTCATATCACATCCCGCCAGCTAAACCACGTCGAAGCGGCAGAACTGCTGCGTGTGACCGCTGAAGCAATCCAGAACGAAGCGCAGGAGATCCACTACCCCAGCTATCTTGTTGCGGATATTAATCCTGATTTAATCAACCTCTATAAAAAGGTTGCTGCTGATTGTGAATCGTTTATATCTCGCGCCAGAGCTTTATTTGAGGAAGCAAACAGGGAGGTGGCTTATTACAACATAAGGCAGGAGTTTAATTACTCAACTGAAATTACTGATTTCATGAAAGCGGTATATTTCCTGTATCTCAATCGTCACGGTTACCGTGGTTTATGTCGCTATAACAAGAGCGGGCATTTCAACATTCCCTACGGTAATTATAAAAATCCGTATTTTCCTGAAAAAGAAATTCGCGCATTTGCAGAAAAAGCCCAGCGGGCAACGTTTATCTGCGCCAGCTTTGATGAAACGCTGGCGATGTTGAAGGCGGGGGATGTGGTGTATTGCGATCCGCCGTATGACGGCACGTTTTCCGGTTATCACACTGACGGCTTCACTGAAGATGACCAGTATCACCTGGCATCCGTTCTTGAACATCGGTCATCAGAAGGACATCCGGTCATTATTTCTAACAGTGACACATCCCTGATCCGTTCGCTGTATCGCAATTTTACTCACCACTACATCAAGGCAAAACGCAGCATCGGCGTAGCAGCTGGTGAGAGTAAATCTGCAACAGAAATCATCGCTGTTTCCGGGCCGCGCTGCTGGGTGGGATTTGATTATTCGCGTGGCGTGGATAGTTCTGCCGTGTACGGAGTACGTGCATGAACCATGCCGATATGAACAACTGCTGCGGCTTTAACGAGGCTTCCGCATCGTTCTCATGGAACAGCCCGAAAAAGGCCATTAACCCTTATCTGGACCCGGCGGAAGTTGCGCCGGTTTCTGCGCTTTCAAACCTGATCACTCTGTACGCTGCCGATAACGAGCAGGAACTGCTGCGCCGTGAGGCACTGAGTGATCAGGTCTGGGAGCGTTATTTCTTTAATGAATCCCGTGATCCTGTCCAGCGCGAAATGGAGCAGGATAAGCTCATTAGTCGGGCAAAGCTGGCGCATGAGCAGCAGCGTTTTAACCCAGACATGGTCATTCTGGCAGATGTCAGCGCCCAGCCCACCCACATCAGCAAGCCGCTGATGCAACGTATCGAATACTTCAGCAGCCTGGGCAGGCCAAAGGCTTATTCCCGCTATTTGCGTGAGACGATTAAGCCATGTCTGGAACGACTGGAGCATGTACGCGAGAGTCAGCTATCCACTTCTTTTCGCTTTATGGCAAGCCATGAAGGGCTGGACGGCCTGCTGATCCTGCCTGAAATGAGTCAGGATCAGGTGAAACGCCTGTCTACTCTTGTCGCTGCGCATATGAGCATGTGTCTTGATGCCGCTTGTGGTGATTTGTACGCCACCGATGATGTTAAGCCAGAAGAAATCCGCAAGACATGGGAAAAGGTGGCAGCAGAAACCCTGCGACTGGATGTCATCCCGCCTGCGTTTGAGCAACTCCGTCGGAAAAGAAACCGCCGTAAACCCGTGCCCTATGAACTCATTCCGGGTTCGCTGGCGCGTATGCTGTGCGCCGACTGGTGGTATAGGAAATTATGGAAGATGCGTTGCGAATGGCGGGAAGAGCAGTTGCGTGCTGTCTGTCTGGTCAGCAAAAAAGCATCTCCCTATGTCAGCTATGAAGCCGTGATGCATAAACGTGAGCAGCGCCGTAAGTCGCTGGAGTTTTTCCGTTCTCATGAACTGGTGAACGAAGACGGTGACACGCTGGATATGGAAGATGTGGTAAACGCCAGCAGCAGCAACCCGGCGCATCGCCGCAATGAGATGATGGCCTGTGTTAAAGGTCTGGAGCTTATCGCTGAAATGCGCAGTGACTGTGCCGTTTTCTACACCATCACCTGTCCGTCACGTTTCCATTCCACGCTAAATAACGGCAGGCCCAACCCAACCTGGACAAATGCGACGGTAAGACAAAGTAGTGATTACCTGGTCGGCATGTTTGCTGCATTTCGTAAGGCGATGCACAAAGCCGGATTGCGCTGGTATGGCGTGCGGGTGGCTGAGCCGCATCATGACGGTACAGTTCACTGGCACCTGTTGTGTTTTATGCGCAAAAAAGACCGCCGCGCCATCACTGTATTACTGCGTAAGTTTGCCATCCGTGAAGACCGCGAGGAGCTGGGCAATAACACTGGGCCGCGCTTTAAGTCTGAGTTGATTAACCCGCGCAAAGGTACGCCAACAAGCTACATCGCGAAATACATCAGTAAGAACATTGACGGGCGTGGTCTGGCTGGCGAGATCAGCAAGGAAACGGGGAAATCCCTGCGTGATAATGCTGAATACGTTAATGCCTGGGCGTCTCTGCATCGTGTTCAGCAATTCCGCTTCTTTGGCATTCCGGGGCGTCAGGCTTACCGTGAACTGCGATTGCTGGCTGGTCAGGCGGCAAGGCAACAGGGGGACAAAAAAGCAGGTGCGCCGGTACTGGATAACCCGCGCCTTGATGCAATCCTGGCTGCTGCTGATGCTGGTTGTTTTGCCACCTACATCATGAAGCAGGGCGGCGTACTGGTTCCCCGCAAATATCACCTGATCAGAACCGCTTATGAAATCAACGAAGAGCCGACCGCCTATGGCGATCACGGCATTCGTATTTATGGCATCTGGTCACCCATTGCAGAGGGCAAGATCTGCACTCATGCAGTGAAGTGGAAAATGGTTCGTAAGGCCGTTGACGTTCAGGAGGCGGCAGCCGACCAGGGCGCTTGCGCCCCTTGGACTCGTGGCAATAACTGTCCCCTTGCTGAAAATTTGAACCAACAGGAGAAAGATAAATCAGCTGATGGGGACCCCAGAACGGACATTACCAGCATGGATGACAAGGAGTTGCACGATTACCTGCACAGTATGAGCAAAAAAGAGCGCCGGGAACTGGCAGCAAGGTTACGCCTGGTGAAACCGAAACGGCGTAAAGACTACAAACAGCGAATTACAGACCATCAGCGACTGCAGCTCGTGTATGAGCTGAAGTCCAGAGGATTTGATGGCAGCGAGAAAGAGATCGATTTACTCCTTCGCGGAGGCAGTATTCCGTCAGGAGCAGGCCTGCGTATCTTCTATCGGAACCAGCGTTTGCAGGAAGATGATCAGTGGCGGAACCTGTATTAATTACGCGGGTTAACAATTCGTGCTCTTAATAATACCAGGCATATCAGGCTGATGAATGTAAAAAAACGTTTTACATCAGTAAGATTATTATATACTGTAAATATAAACAGTGGTTATACATACAGTATTGCGTGTGGTGTCATAGGAGGAAAGATGCAGGACTATTTTTTGGAGTCTTTGAAGCTCCAGCGCATTGATTTTTTTCTTAAGCTTGTAGCGGCTAGTGAGTGTAGTGATGAAGAGAAGGGGCTGGCTCTACAGTGGGTTTCTGAATTGACTGATGAACTCATGGCAAAAATCAGAACCCACGAATACAACCACTCAATGGATGTCATCAGCTGAGGTGACTTTTATGCGCATTGAAATAATGATCGATAAAGAGCAGAAGATTAGCCAGTCTACCCTGGACGCCCTTGAATCCGAGCTTTACCGCAATCTGCGCCCCCTGTATCCCAAAACGGTAATTCGCATTCGCAAAGGTAGCTCTAACGGTGTGGAACTAACCGGACTGCAACTGGACGAAGAAAGAAAACAAGTGATGAAAATTATGCAGAAGGTGTGGGAAGACGACAGCTGGCTGCATTAAGAAACGTTGCTGGCGTCTGAACTTGCTTCTGGCGTCAGCAAGGTTGAACAACGAGCCCTTGCGAGGCGTTAGCTCTGTAGTGCATGTCTATGCCGCATGAGATCGCATGATCGTTTGAGGATCGTTTTTGCTAAGGCCCGCCAGAACTGGCGGGCTTTTGCGTAGATCATGCAGGTGCATGAAAACCACTACATAAAGCGGGCAGGCGTGGCGGGGATACGAGCGCGCGTTATGACAAATAGATGATTAGCCTGATTTATTTACAGCTGTATAAATGATCACCTTGTAATTAGGTAAGTAATGTCTTCTATTATCATTGATTTGATAGGATTAATCTGTTTTTTGAGGATTAGAGGATGATTGAAGAGGTAGTTATTGACAAGGTAGGCTCATATAATGGCCCTACGCAGCTTTTACATGGACTTTCTAAATTTAACTATTTATATGGAGCTAATGGTGCAGGTAAAACAACTATAAGTAAAATTATTAATGACCCTGAACAATATCCAACATGTCCGATTAAATGGAAAAATAATATATCTTTAATAAGCTACGTATATAATAAAGATTTTGTTGAAAGAAATTTTAGTCAAGATAAAATTAAAGGTGTATTTACCCTTGGTAGCGATCTTAAGGAGGATGAAGAGAAACTAATATCTCTTAAAGAAGAAAAAATAAGCTAATGGAATCTATTATAGCAAAGGAAAAGTTAATAGATGGTGGTGATAATGAATTAGGCGTTATTAAAAAAATCGAAGACCATGAAAAATCTTTTAAAGATTCATGTTGGAAGCAAAAAGTAAAACATGACAATGTGTTCTCAAAGGCTTTTGAGGGATTAAGGAATAGTAGTGAAAAATTTAAAGCCAGAGTGTTGGCTGAGTATGAAAATAATACATCAGAAGTTTGCTCAATAGCAGAGTTAATTGAGAAAGCAAAAATTGTTTTTTCTACTGAATTGACATCACATGTATCAATTACAATTCCATCCTTCAATGGGATAGATGATATTTTGAGTAGGGAAATTTGGAGTGAGCGTATTCTAGGGAAAAAAGACGTTAGTGTTTCAGACTTAATTACAATGCTCAATAACAGTGATTGGGTTAAGGAGGGTTTAACATATTTCAATAAATCTAATCCCAAGTGCCCATTCTGCCAGCAGGATGTAAATGATAATATATTTGATAATCTTTCATCATATTTTGATAAAACATATGAGTTAAAAAAAAGAGAAATCGATGCATTGGTTTTACAATATGAATATCAACTTAATAATATCTTGAAGGCGATAGATGATATAAGGGCGATTAAATCTCCATTCATAAATTATGAAGTGTTTGAGGATAAGGCTAAGATAGTATTATCTGAATTAAACAAGAATTTTGAATTGGCAAAAAATAAACGCAATTTTTTAAGTGAATCAGTTCATTTTAGTGACTTAAGTGAAGTTGTTGATGATTTTATTTCTTTTTTGAATGATTCAAATCTATTGATAGATAATAATAACAAAATACATAGTAATAGAAAGGTAGAGGCTAGTAATCTTTCTAAGCAGATATGGGCATATATCGTAAAGGTGGAGTTAAAGTCTGAAATAACTTCTTACCGTAGCAAATCTGATAAATTTAATAGGACGTTACAAGGACTTAAATCTGGGATAGAAGAAGACAAAAAGAAGTTAATGTTAAATACTTCGGCTATTGAGGCAATTGAGTCTAATAAAACCAGTACTCTTCCAACTATTACAAAAATTAACAAGATTCTGGACTCTTATGGCTTCAAAAATTTTTACTTAAAACCCTCCGAAGATAAAAAGCATTATATGATAGTGAGAGATAGTGGAGATAATGCTCGTACAACCCTTAGTGAGGGAGAAAAGACATTTATCACTTTTTTGTACTTTTATAGCCTTGTTAGAGGGAGTGATAATGCATCAGGTGTTTTAGATGATCGTGTTGTAGTATTTGATGATCCAATTTCAAGTTTAGATAGTGATATTCTGTTTATTGTAAGTTCGTTGATTAAAGATTTAATGGAGGATGTTCGTAAGGATGAAGGAAATATTAAGCAAATTATATTCCTTACTCATAATATTTATTTTCATAAAGAGTTGACTTTTAATACCAAAAGATCCGGTAATCAAGCAATGAAAGAGGAGACTTTTTGGATTGTAAGGAAAAAAGGGAAGGTTTCATATCTTGAAAAGTGCGAATCAAACCCAATAAAAACGTCTTATGATTTGCTCTGGTGCGAATTGAGAAGAACAGACATTAATAATAATACTATACAAAATACAATGCGAAGGATTTTGGAGAATTACTTTAAGATATTAGGTGGGATGGATATTAGGAAGCTTGAGTGTCATTTTTATGGTGATGAAAAAATCATATTTAAATCTTTAGTATCATGGATTAATGATGGTTCCCATTTTGCAGGTGATGATCTTTATATGAATTTAGATACGGAGTCTGTGCAAAAATATTTAATTGTTTTTCAGAAGATATTTGAATGTAGTGAGCATACTGCCCATTACAAAATGATGATGGGTGAGTTTTATAAACCGTTAAATGAGTCACTTCATCTACAAGATGAGTTTGATATAGATGATAGTGCGAATGATGAGTATGCTTCGTCAAAAATTGAGATAAAAGATGGAATAAACACATCTCTACATAGCAACACATATTTGTAATTTTATTACAATTGCCAGTAGCAACAATACGGTACTGGCAACTAATATTTTAGTTAAGCTCATATGGAGAAAATTCTATAAGTTTTTCCCCGAGCCATGCATTAATTTCTCTAAATCGTTTTTGCAAAGGAATTAATTCATTTATCACAAAAACCTTACTAGCCTTCTCCACATCCCCAAACCCCCCGACATTATTAGGCATAATCCCCATCATTTGCGGCGGAACGCGGTGTGCCGCCATCATGTCATCGCGACTAACATTTTTGATATTCAGAAACTCATCCTTCGCTGCGACTTCTGATAACGGGATAATCTGAAGCCCGTCCTTTTTGCCGTTAGGTGAGTACATAAACAGGTTGCGGAAGTTGCCCGGCCCTTTGGCGCTTTTCATCGCATTGCGGAGGTTGTTCACATCCTCCTGGTTTTGCGCGGCATCGGTCATGTACATGATAAAGCCCGCATGACTGCCGTTAATGTAATACTTGCGACGGAACAGCGTGGCGGACTCGTTGAGCAGGGCTGACGGAATGGCAGAAAGATAACCGGGCAGGCCGTAGATCTCCTGATTAATATCCGGTTCCATCAGATGAAAAATGCTGCCTTTCGTGAACTGATACGGCTGGGTTGTCATACCGTATTGCACAAACCAGTAGGTATCCAGGTCTAATCCGCGTCGGGTGTATTTTGCCAGCGCAGGCTCAAGGGCGATCACTTCACCGATCCGACCCTGATGGTCGATGTGGAATATAAATGCGAGCAGACCAACTTTGACACGGTGCTGACCTACGCGAAGCTGGATCTGTGGGCGAAGTTTCAGGATTTCCAGGTGCGCATCCGTGACGCCATCGTGAAACGTCAGGCACTGGACCGCATCATGATCGGCTTTAACGGCGTGAAGCGTGCGAAAACCTCCAACCGTAGCGAAAACCCGCTGCTGCAGGATGTGAACAAAGGCTGGCTGCAGAAAATCCGTGAGGATGCACCGGATCACGTCATGGGCAGCACCACCACGGGCGGTGAAACCACTCCGGGTGCGGTGAAAGTCGGGAAAGGTGGCGAATATGCCAACCTGGACGCTGTGGTGATGGATGCCGTCAATGAGCTTATCGACGTGGTTTACCAGGACGATGACGGTCTGGTGGTGATTTGCGGTCGTGAACTGTTGTCTGACAAGTATTTCCCGCTGGTCAACAAAGAGCAGGAAAACAGTGAAAAACTGGCTGCCGATATGATCATCAGCCAGAAACGCATGGGTGGCCTGCAGGCCGTGCGTGCGCCGTTCTTCCCGCCGAATGCGCTGCTGATCACCCGTCTGGATAACCTGTCCATCTACTGGCAGGAAGACAACTGCAGTATCAACGCAGCTGGCGACATGCGGCAAACAGTCGGGTAAACCGACGTCCGTCCACGCAGTTTCTGGGACCGGAAAACGACATGCTGACGCTTTCCGGTGTTCTTATGCCGGAGATAACAGGCGGCAGGCTGTCGTTGCTGGCACTGGAGCAGATGGCAGAACAGGGGAAAGCATGGCCTCTGATTGAAGGCAGCGGCACGATTTACGGCATGTATGTGATTGAGGGACTGAATCAGACTAAAACGGAGTTTTTCCGCGACGGTATGCCGCGCCGGATTGAGTTCACCCTGTCGCTCAAACGGGTGGATGAATCCCTGTCCGATATGTTCGGTGATCTCAGTGCGCAACTGAATAATCTGCAGGAAACGGCAACATCTGCCTTAAGCGATATCAGTAAAACGGTGGGAGGGCTGATGTCGTGAATTTCAGCTCTGAACTGCTTAACAAAGGCAACAAAACTCCCGCATTCAGCATCAGTATTGAGGGCAGGGATATCACCACTGTGCTGGATAACCGCCTGATGAGGCTGACGCTGACGGATAACCGGGGCTTTGAAGCGGACCAGCTTGATCTGGAGCTGGACGACGCCGATGGAAAAATAGTGCTGCCGCGCCGTGGTGCGGTCATTACGCTGGCGCTGGGCTGGAAGGGGCAGCCGCTTTTCCCGAAAGGGGCATTCACGGTGGACGAGATTGAACACACTGGCGCACCGGACCGACTGACTATCCGGGCGCGAAGTGCTGATTTTCGGGAAACGCTGAATACCCGCCGTGAAAAGTCGTGGCACAAGACCACCGTTGGGGAAGTGGTGAAGGAAATAGCTGCGCGGCACAAACTGAAGATGGCATTGGGTAAAGATCTGTCGGATAAGCCCGTGGATCATATAGACCAGACCAATGAGAGTGACGGCAGTTTTTTGATGCGGCTGGCGCGCCAGTACGGTGCTATTGCGTCGGTGAAAAATGGCAATCTGTTATTCATCCGGCAGGGACAGGGCAAAAGCGCCAGCGGTAAACCTCTGCCAGTGATCACTATCACACGCAAGGACGGCGACAGCCACCGCTTTACCCTGGCAGATCGCGGAGCCTACACGGGCGTAATTGCCAGCTGGTTGCATACCCGCGAACCCGCGAAGAAAGAAAGCACTACGGTGAAGCGTAAGCGCAGGACTAAGAAGCAGAAGAAAGAGCCGGAAGCGAAGCAGGGCGATTACCTGGTGGGTACGGATGAAAACGTGCTGGTACTTAATCGCACCTATGCTAATCGGAGTAACGCTGAACGGGCAGCGAAAATGCAGTGGGAACGCCTGCAACGCGGCGTTGCGTCATTCTCGCTACAACTGGCGGAAGGTCGGGCAGATCTCTACACGGAAATGCCAGTGAAAGTCAGTGGTTTTAAACAGCCGATAGATGATGCGGAATGGACCATTACGACTCTGACGCATACCGTCAGCCCGGATAACGGTTTTACGACCAGTCTGGAGCTTGAAGTGAGGATTGATGATCTTGAAATGGAATAAAGTGTTCTCAATATTGATATTATGTGTATCATTACAATGATTCTGATAGCAAAGGTAGGGATCTGGATATGATGAATTGTCCAAAATGTGGTCATGCGGCACACACAAGGAGCAGTTTTCAAGTAACTGAAAGCACCAAAGAGCGTTACTGCCAGTGCCAAAATATTAACTGCGGGAGCACTTTTGTTACCCATGAAACAGTGGTCCGGTTTATTGTGACACCCGCACTGATTGCTACTGCTCCTCCACATCCATTGCCAGGTGGTCAGGGGCATATGAATTTTTGAGAAAGAGAACCTGCTACGGCAGGTTTTTATTCATCTGGGATCTCACCCGTTTCAAGAAAATGTATAAAGCCAGGCTCATCTATGATGATTGTGCCTTTCATCCTGGCTGCCGATACTTTCGATGGGCCTGCATTGTAACCGCAACAGAGCATCTGAAGGCTTTGGGTTACAGAGGCTCTTACCGTTAATCCTTGTTCATTCGCCTTATCAACCAATCTTTCTTTATCTGCTTTCTTAAATCCGGTGAAACACACATCGAATGTATTTTTTTTCGGACCAGACTGCTTAGTGAGATGTGAGTAGTTTTCGGGGAGGAATGACGCGCATTCCTGAATGGCTTGTTCTGGTGAATCGTACTGTTTAAGAATGCGGTCTTTTCGGAAGGTTTTTATTCGATCGGTGTTCTTACAAATGCCCTGTATATGATTTTCGCTATAACTGATGCTCTGTATTGAGTGAACACCGATACGACCATTTGCATTGATGTAAACAAAGTGAAGTTCTTCCATGTGAAACCTCTTTGCATGATTTCAAGATGGCGATAGGCAAGATGGACGCAATAGTCTGTCGCCATTTTGCCGCCACTACCAAAGAAAAAGGGGCTACGCTTTCACGTAACCCCTTGATTTATTTGGTGGAGCTGGCGGGAGTTGAACCCGCGTCCGAAATTCCTACATCCTCGGTACTACATGCTTAGTCAGTCTTTACATTCGCTTGCCAGCTGCGGACGGACACGCCACTAACAAACTAGCCTGATTAAGTTTTAACGCTTCAACCCCAGGCAGGGCTTCCACGCGATCTCTTTTGGGTTTGACCTCTCTTGATCCCCGTCCTAAGAGCGGAGGCTAGGGAGAGAGGGCTCTAAGCAGGTTATTAAGCTGCTAAAGCGTAGTTTTCGTCGTTTGCGACTATTTTTTGCGGCTTTTTACGAGGCCAACCGCCCCTCGGCATGCACCTTGGGTTTCGCAAATCCCGTCGAATCCAGAATCAGCCCCAATGTGTAAAGGTAAGTATACCAGATTTATGAGCGCCATGACCAGCCTCAATGGCGTTATCGTTAAAGATTTAGCACCCATGTAGCCTGATTTTTATTCGATTAAGCAATGGGATGGCAACATTTGTGTCGGATGTGATAGCCAATAAGATGTTCATTCGCGCCGCCGGAGAGGGAGGCGCGGTGAGGAACTGGTCAATAATTGGAGTGCAGGTTTAACGGTGGGCGTTTTTCATGATACGTGCTTTATCCACCTGCCATTCGCGTTCTTTGATATCTGAACGTTTATCGTGCTGTTTTTTACCTTTGGCGACGCCGATTTTCACTTTGCACCAGGCATTTTTCCAGTACAGGGAGAGCGCCACTACGGTATAGCCTTCTCGATTGACGCGACCGTACAATGAGTCCAGTTCGCGTTGGTTGAGAAGTAACTTGCGGGTACGGGTAGGATCGCACACCACATGCGTGGAGGCCACGGCCATTGGCGTGATGTTAGCGCCAAACAGAAATGCCTCTCCGTCACGCAGAAGGACGTAGCTGTCGCTGATATTGGCTTTTCCTGCGCGCAGGGATTTAACCTCCCAGCCTTGCAGGGCAAGTCCCGCTTCGAACTCTTCTTCGATAAAGTATTCGTGACGGGCGCGCTTGTTAAGCGCGATGGTCGCTGAACCAGGTTTATGTGCTTTTTTCTTCGTCAT